GGCCTTCCGGCGCCGGGCGTGTTCGTGAGCTGGTGCTTTGCGCCGGAAGGCCTGGGCCTGCCCAGCGTCGAGAAGGCCTATGCCCAAGGCCTGCGCAATTGCCATCCAGCGATGCGCGATTCAGCGAAGTGGATGCACCCAGCCGTCTACCACGCAACCGCTGCAGCTGGCTTCCACAGTCTGCCGCTGATGTCGCGCGATCTCGGGATGAGCTGCTTCGAGAAGCACTACCTGGTGCAGTGCCGGAAGATCTGGAAGGGCGAAAGCCTGGGTCCGGTGCCGGTCGCTGAGCTTGCTGCTCCTGCGGTGCCGCGCTCTCTCGATGTCGGTCGCGCCGCACTGCAACAGCTGCGCGCCGCTATGGGGGCTCACTCTTGACCAGTCCGATGCTGCTGCCTCCCAACCTGACTGAATACCGATGGGCCCTGTACGCCTGCGGGCATCTGCTCGATCTCACCAGCCAGCCACATCCGCCCGTTGGTCTGTACCGCGACGAGGAGTCGGCGCGCATCCACGGTGTGCGTATGTGGCCCGCCACCTTCACTGTTGTTGACCTCCACAAGGACGACCGCCCATGAGACAGACCAAGTTGACCAAGGCCGCGCGCGGTCGGGAGTGCCAGGTGCGCATCCCGGGCGTTTGCAACGGCAACCCTGACACCACTGTGCTGGCCCACTACCGAATGTCCGGCACCTGCGGCGTCGGCATGAAGCCGAACGATCTGCAGGGCGCCTGGGCGTGCAGCGCCTGCCACGACGCCTGTGACGGCCGCAGCCAGTTGATCAGCCGCGCCGAAGCCCGCCAGCACCATGCCGAGGGCGTTATGCGCACCCAGGCCAAGCTGATGAGCGAGGGAGTGGTTGCCGCATGCTGAAAGCCAAGCCCCGCGTTTTCGCCCCGAAGAAGCCCCGCGCCAAGTCCATCGACCGCGAAGGCCTGGAGCAGGCCGCGCTGATGACCGAGATTGCGCTGCGCTATCCGGCTGCCGCCAAGCTGATCTACCACGTCCCGAATGGTGGTCATCGGCACAAGCTGGTGGCGATTAAGCTGAAAGAGCAGGGCGTGAAAGCCGGTGTTCCTGACTTGGTGCTGCCGATGGCGCGTGGTGGTCACTTCGGCCTCTACATCGAGTTCAAGGCTAAGCCTCCGTTCGACGCCGCCGTGTCACCGAGCCAGGACGCCTACATTCAGGCGCTGCTCGACCAGGGCTATCTGGCGATCGTCTGCCGTGGCGCCATCGACGCACTGGAGGCGATTCGCGCTTACCTGCTGCAGCCGCAGACCAAGGTGGCCGCATGAGCAAGACACTGACCGTTACCTTGTCCGATGCCGAGATTCGCCGGCATGCAGAAAGCGAGATTCGCGACCTTCGCGACACCCGGCAGCCGGCCTTCCGTTTTCGATACAAGCAAGACCGCACCCGCGGCTCCTGGTATCTGGTGCATGGCAGCAAATGGAACAAGATCGCCAACTACCCAGACCTCAACACCAAGGCGGTGCTGAGCGTGTTGCCGACCGTTCGCGCTCGGGTGGTGGGCGAGCCCGGGGCAAATGCAGCTGTGGGCACATGGCTTACCACCGGCCAGTTGCTGAAGTGGTTCGACGAGCGCATGAGCAAGGACCGCAATCTGTCGGACAAACGCAAGTCCACCGCGCATTCGGCCATGACCAAGCACCTGATTCCTCGCCTGGGCGATCTACCTTTGGCTGAGGTGAGCAAGTCTGAGATCGATGCGCGCCTGATGTGGCCGCTCCAGGCTGAGCTTTCGCTGGAGTACCTGCGCCTGATCTTTCGCCTGCTGGCCTTGGCCTTCAAGCAGGCCGCTCGCCTGAACATGATCACCACGAACGGCATGGCCGCCATCCGCTTCAGCGATTTCTCCAAGGCCAAGATCAAGCCCAAGCCAGCTCGTCTCCGGGACGTTCAGGTAGAAGGGCTGCTGAGCCAACTGGATGAGCATTTCGTTCAGTCCCCGGCCGAGGCCATGTTGGCCTTGATGATGCTGTGTCACGGCACTCGCGTATCCGAGACCCGTCTGGCGGCCTGGCGAGACTTCAGCCTGGACGAGCGCCAGTGGCATATCCCGGCCAAGAACACCAAGACCCGAACCGAGCTGACCCTGCCGCTGACGGAGCAGGCTTGCCAGCTGCTCAAGCGCTACCACCAGGCGCAGGCAGCGAGCGGTTACAGCGGCCTGTACCTGTTCCCGGCCAAGTCCGGCAAGCCATTGAGCGATAGCCAGGCCTTCGCGATCTTTACCCGCCTGGGTCGTGGCGAGTGGACCAGTCATGACCTGCGCAAAGTGGCCCGCACCGCCTGGGTGGATCTGGGGATCGACTTCTTGATCGGAGAGCTGCTGCTCAATCACGCCATGGGCAGGAACGTGCAGACCTACATCCATTCGTGGGTGGAGACCGGCAAGCGTGAGGCGCTGGAGAAGTGGCACCAGTGGCTTGATGGCCGTGGTTTCTCCTCGATCCACACCATTGCCGAGGCATTACGCGAAGTTTCTTGTTTTCCAGTGGAGGCCGCTATTGACGCGGGTTCCAGCCATTCCACTGACAAACCATAGGCGAGGATTCAAAGGCATGAAAAAGAGCCACGGACCGGCCTTCCGCAAGGAGGCAATCGATCTGGTTGAGTGCCCGGCCTGCCGTGGCAAAGCGGTGATCAGGGGCGTGTTTCACGACTTGGCCTGCGTCCAGTGCAACGCCTCAGGCTGGGTAGCGGCCGCAACTGGTGAGGCCCTAGCCCTGGATGAGCTGGTGACCCAGCTCAGCATGAGGCTGCAGGCCGCACAGCGACACATCAACGAATTGAAGCACCCTCGGGCCACTGGGCCGGAGGCGCTGTATCAGGAAGGCAACCGGCTGGGCGCCGGGGGCAATAACTACACCGGGGATTGAGGGGAAGGACATGATCTATAGCAGCGTATCGGGGGCGGTAGTTGCAGCACTGGCAGCAGGTGAGAAGGGTGCGGCGAAGGGGCAGGCGTGGCAGAAGTTGTACAAGTCGGCAGAGGAGGAGGGCGGGTGCCTCGCCTCTCTGGGTGGCCAGTCGCATGGGCTTGACCGCACCCAGGTAGATTACTGGCTGTCGGCGCGCCTGCATCACCTGCTGATCCCGCGGCACTGGAGCGCATTGAATGCCAAGTACGCCACCAACAAGGCCAAGAAGCTGCAGGGTATCTCTGCTGTGGTCCCGCTGATTGCCAGCCCGGCGCCACAGCTGTTTATCTACAAGGCGGTAACGACCTGGGCTATCCCGAAACTGAAAGGGGCTCGCCGGAAGGGCCCGCGCTCGGTGTCGGTAGACATTCCGCTGGATGCATCAGATTGGCGCCGTGACAACCTGGTTAATGCTGCTCTGGCTGCCGGGCAGGCCGAGCGAAAGAAGGCAGAGGCCTTGGCAGAAGATCTAATCATCCTCCCTGACAGCTTCTACGACATGAACACTTGGGATCTGGAAGCCACGTCGGAGCCAACGCGTTATCGCTGGAGGGCAGGTGTCAAGGAGAAGCTGGACGGAATGATCTGCGACGCACTGACTGAAGTCAGGGTGATCCTGGAGGCGGAAGGTCTGCTGATCAAAGACGCGGCGTAATTGCCTGTTGACATCAGCGAGAGAGTGAGAGAAATTATCGCCATCCTGTCATTCCTGCGCGTGTTGAGGAGTGACCCAAGAAGCCCGGCCATTGTGTCGGGCTTTCTCGTTTCTGAGCTTTGCTATCGTGCTGGATTGTTAGTTCGCGCTGAACTCAATGTTCAGTCGTTCTGAGGCTTCTGGCCATCAATGGCGCCGCTTCCTGGCAAGCTATGCGCTGGGATTACTGGTTGGTTAATGATGGGGCCTGCGTTCATCGCTCGGTCAACTGCGGCCCCGACTTCGCCAGAATTATCTACGGAAGGCTTCGGTTCAGGAGTTCTGACTTCAGTATTGACACCAATGTCTATGTCGGCACTTTTGACATTCGTTTCGGTTGCCTGCGCAAAAAAAGCTGCTAACAAGCAAGCTGCCATTAGGGCGCTGTTTGCCTTGTTCATTTGCTACTTCTCCGAGTTGGTAGGCCAATGTAACGCTAGCTCAAGTCGTAGCCTCATGCCTTGCCGTCACCTTTACTAATTCCAGCTCCCGTTCGGGAGGAATAGAGATGCCAAACATGCCCGACAAACCAGACACCTGGCTGCTTGTGCTCGCCTGGCTGAGCCAGCACGCCCCAACTATCTATGCCGGTGCGCTGTCGTTTGTTGTCGGCGCACTACGGATCATCTACGGCGGCGGTACGCGACGGCAGGCGCTGCTTGAAGCATCGCTCTGCACCCTGATCACCATTGGCCTGATACCGCTGCTTGAGTACTTCGGTCTACCCCAGAACTTCGCCACCGCAGCTGGCGTGTTCATCGGCTTTCTGGGCGTGAAGAAGATCGCCGACCTGGCTGACCGGTTCGCCGAGTTCAAGCTGCCGCGACGGTCCAGCTGATGGCCAGGCTCAAGACGATCAAGTCACCGCTCAAGATGGCAGACAGCCGAATCGCCAAAGTGCAGATCGTTGCGGACAGGCGCATCACTGGTCGTCGCTTACAGGCACGGCGGCTATCGGTATGGCTGCGCGATCCGACCTGTGCAGTGTGCGGGCGAGTGGTCGACTACCCGAGCGGTTTCGAGCTGGACCACAAGGTCCCGCTCTTCATGGGTGGTGAAGACGTGGAAGAGAACTGCCAGGTGCTCTGTGTTCACTTCGAGGTGATCGATGGCCAGCGCATCAAGACAGGCTGCCACGCTTCCAAGACCTCGAACGAGATCCCTCGGGGCTGATCGAGGCGTCGCACCGAAATGGTGCGGGCGGGGGCTTTGGCGTGCTTCAAAGGGAGGGGAGGGTCGAAAGTTCCAGATCTTCCGCGCTCGGAAACCTCGTCCCCTCCCATTCGTAGTTTTTTTCCCCTTTCACGGAAAAGTTAAACATGGCTTTAACCGACAAAAAGCGCCGGTTTGCTGACGCTTTGCAGTCGGGCGCCTCAAAAAG